CTGGCCTTCTTGACCATTGTGATGGCTTTTTGAAGACCCTCTAAAGCACTTAACGGATCAATCATTTCTTTCTCTCCCACTTAATGCAAACAACCTTACGGTTGAAAACATCACCAGTCCAAGTCCATTTAATACATCGGTACTCTATGGTTGCCGCCAAGAGAAAGGCGATCACGGAAATGCCCAAACAACAATATAACTACAAAAAATTACAAAACAAAGAAGTAGGACTGTTGCAATTGCTTCAGTCCAGTCCTTCATTACTCTTCTACTGCAATGCCACGTTTTTTAAGCTCATCAATGGCTTGTTGTCTCTCAATGTTAGCCGTATCTGTCAAATCAATTTGAACAGGTTGTTGTGATGTGTCTTGTGGTTGAGTTGTCTCAATCATAGGCCCAACACGAGGTGCAAACTTTGCCGCACTAACACCCAAAATTGTTGCTAAATCTGCCGCTTTCGACAACTTTCCTTTACGTTGAGCTTCAGCCATTTTCTTAACAGTATCAGCATTAAAGACCACATCAGCAATTGCTCTTGGATCTCTAATAATTACATCTGCTAAAGAAGCAAGTTCACGCACAATCAAACCTTGCTGTGAAGTTGCTCCCGCTCCTCTTGATGCCGCATACGCTTCCGATTGGATGCCTTTTGTTGCCTCAGAAGCGGTCTTAGCTGTTTTTTGCAACCACTGTATTGCCAATGATGCGTTTGCTCTGTCTGCCGCGTTTGGGAATAAATAGTTGAAATCGCCTTTACTGTTATTCAACTCTTTTAACAGTGTTTTTAAGTCTAAGTTTGGAGCGCCTTCAGCCGCACCACTAGCGGCTTGCTGTGACTTAGTAAGTAAAGACTCTAATTGAGATCTGCGTACAGTGTCCAAAACCATGTTTGCATCAGGACTGTTAGCCAACACCTGACTAAGAAATAAACGCTCAGTAGGCTTTGCCTTAGACAGTCTGTCAATCACAAGTTCAGGAGTTAGAGCAGTAGGTGATTCAACATCAAAATATTTAGTCAAAGGATAGTTTGAATATTCTTCAATTTTTTGTAAGTTAGCCTTAAACTTATCACGAGCCTTTGCTAAATCATCAGCACCAGCAACACCTGAGTTCACAGCATCATCTAATGATTCTCTAAATCCTCTTAGAACTTTTATTGCTATTCCCTTGACTTGACCAGGCGCTACACCTTCAAAGATATTCCCTTTTCCAAAATCAGCTTTGCCAGAATAAGCGGCTTCACCCCATGCCGACAGATTTTTTTGAAGTCTATCAATGCTTATCTTACTTAGTTGTTGTGGTACAGCAGGCGTAATGTTGACAAAAGCTGGCTCACCTGTAGGGCCAAGGATTTTAGAAGGCTCTAAGATGGCTTCTTTAGCTGGTGTTACATATTCATCAATAACACGTTGAAGGGCAGACCTCATGGGTTGCAATGCTTGTATTTCAGCAGGAATTGATGCCAATTCACTTTGAATAATGTTAACAACAGGATCTGTAGACACCATGCCACCCGCTTTTTTGGCGGCATTAAAGTCAACACGAGCATCGCCTCTCAAGCGAGTAGACAACGCTTTTCCATAGTTATCAAAAGCACTAATTGCAGCATTTGATGCGGTAGTTGGGTCTGCGGCTTCTATTGTTGATCTCTTCAATAACCTATCAAAAAAAGTACCAACATCTTGTGCTTGCGCTTGTCTAAATAGATTTGCAGATTCATCAATTTTTGTAGATGCTTCAGTAGAAAGTTCTTTTGCTAATTGACTTCGACTACCTGTTGCTTCGCCTGGAGTCATTCTCCCAACTCGCAATAGTTCATCTATATTAGATGGAACTTGTCCAATTGGTGCGTTAAAAACACCCCTTGTAGCGCCTAATCCACCCTTAATTGCATATGGTGATGCTTGAATAGCAAACTGAGCCAATGGACTATCTGGTGCAACAGATTGAGCCAACATACCAGTTCCAGCGGCAACAGCGCCTTCACCTGTTAATCCTAGTGCAGATCTAGAGAAAAGACCAGGCAATCCCGCTGCTGACATTGCTACCGCAGGGGCGGCAGATTGTCCAGCCTCATAAGCGCCTCTATATCCTGATACTTGCTGTAAATCAGGGCCACCTAGTTTTGCAATTCCTTGCATGATTCCTGTAGAGGAAAAAGCATTTGGGTCTTTGCTTTCTTTTAAATAGTCATACAAAGTTCCCCAACCACCCACAATATCAACGATGCCTTTAGCAGAACCCTTCAAAAAACTTTCAGCACCCTTCTTGAACTCATTAAAAGTAGTTCCCTTCTCTTCTAATACTGACTCAGAAGAGACAGTGATGCCACGTTTTTTGAGTTCTGCTATTGCTTCTTCTGCTGTAGTCATGGTTTTTGTCCTCTAGCGATTCTTTGCAATTCTTCTGTTGACATTGTAGAAACATCTGGTGTTTGACCAACCAAAGGAATATTAGGCATATAACCGCCAAGACCTCTATTTTTTCGAGCATAGGTATCCATTGCTCTTACTTCTGAAACAACTTCATTTGCCCTGTTTGCTAAGTAGTTAATAAGTTGTTGCCTAGCAGCGGGGCTGTTTTCAAGTTGCGGAAGAATCTTAGCAATGAACTCTCTATCAGTACTAGATGGTTGTGTGCCAAGTTTCTTAATTTTGTCTAACAACAAATCACCAGTAACTTTAGAATATTGTTCAGAATTTGCAAGAGTCTTTGCGTCTTTTCCACTTGTCATTCCAAGTGTGTTTAAAAAGTTTAATACGCCAACTCTATTTGTTGCAAATGACCCAGAAACAAGCTGCTGTTGATTAAGTTGTTGCAATTTTTGTAGAGATTTAAGTTCTTCGCTTGCGGCTTTACTTGTACTTCTAGCCTTGCTTAATTCTTGAGCATCTTCTTTAGCAAGTTGTTTTATAAACTCAGATTCACCTTCTGGTAACTTAACTCCAACATCTGTTTTAGATGTAGTTCTATCAACACCTCCAGTGAATGGCACTCGAACTTGTTTGCCATCAGCACCTAGTTTATAGATAAACTGTTGGTCATTATTGACATCTAAATAAACTGGTTCTCTGCTTTTTTCAGCAACACCAACTTCTTTAATGTTAGCTGCTACTGCTTTATCGCCTTTAGAAGTCAAACTGCGCAATGCTGATAAACGAGAATTTAACAAGTTTTTAGCTTGTGTACGATCTGGACTATCAGGAGTATTTTCAATGTTTAAAAGAGAAGTCTCTAAGGAAGCAATCTCATTAGCAATTTGAATATCATTAGGAACTGCTTGTTTGGCCTCACGATTAGCTTGAGCAATACGAGACTGAGTTAATGCTTGTTCACTTTCAGCCTTACGACCAACATCAGCAAGATACATTGCACCCTGTGTATCGTTAGCTTTTGCAAGTAGTTCTACACCTTGCATAATTGATTTAGGATCAGCATAGTTAATCTGACTAGCAATCTGTTGACGCATGGTAATACGAGCTAGTTCAGGGTCTTCACCACCTAAACCTCGACCTACTGCACCACCAAGCATATTAGCCCCACGACCAATAGCAAAGTTTGCTTGCTCAAATGGTGAGAGCCTTGCGTACTGCATTGCTTGTTGATCAGCACGAGCCTGCTGGCTTTGCTGATACATATCAGGTGTTATACCGAATAAGGATTGGACTATTTCTGCCATGATTAGAACCCTAAAGAACCCATGAACTCGCCAGAGTAAGGATTTACACCAGCGCCATAACCTCGACCATCAAATCCGCTTGCAACATTTCCGCCAAACTGTCTAGCAAGTGCATTGGTAAAGTCTTTGTTCTGTGATGCACCAACCAAAGCAGTTGCAAATGGGTTGTAAGCGTTAGCCATACCCATTGATTGAGCCGCGCCCATACCGCCTTGTAATAAAGCATTAGAGCCAGCAGTATTGGCATTTCGACCACCCAAAGCAGAACCTATCTCCAATGGTTGTTGACCAAGATTCTCAAGTCCTGTAGCACCAGACAGATATGCTTGGTAAGGCGCTAAAGCACCCGCTTGACCTTGATAACCTTGAGTTAACAAGTTACCACCAGTGCCAAACAATCCCGCACCAAACGCAGTCTGTTGTTGACCCGCTTGCATTGCTTGTGCCGCCAATTGAGCATCTTGTTGAGCCAAAGCGTTGTAATAGGCTTCTGTCTCAGGATTAGAAGCACCAAGACCTGCCGCACCACTTGGTCTAGCACCAGTAGCACCAACAGATAGACCCCCCCTACCAGTTTGGAATAATTGGTTTTGCAATGCTCCATACTGACGTTCACGGCTAGGAGCTAACAACTCTTGTTGTTTAGCCATGTACTGCTGTGCCGCCTCTTGAGGAGACTGAGCAATGTACTGTTGACCAAGATTAAACAAACCTTGTGCCGCACCCTGTAAAGGAGCAAATTGCTGTTGAGCGCCTTCTGCTTGAGTTAAACCACCACCCGCTAGACCTAAGAATCGGTCTTGCATGGCCTTCATCTCTGGAGACAAGGTATAACCCGCACCAGTAACTCTGCCTGTTGTTGGATCAGTCTGGAACTGAGACTGTCCAAAACGTGTAGTTACTCCAACAGGACGGAAACGTGCTTCATCAGCCGCTAACTGTGCCGCTTTAAGTTGTGCATCAGCTTGAGTCTGTGCGGCTCGTTTAGCTGAATTACCACTAAATAAGCCTCCCAACAGAGAAGCGCCACCACCAATTAAGGCTGCTGTAAAAGGCATATCAAACTCCAATCAAAATGTCGTCCACTTTTAACGGGTCTTTCTCGTCAGTGGCATGAATACAAAACCAAACACAATCCGTAATCGCTTTAACACCATGTGTGAGACCCGCTTTAATCTCAATACATGATGGCGCTTCAATAATCTCTATCTCTTCACCCTTCATCACCGCTACCTTGCCTTTAGCTAAGATAGACAGATGACTGAACTCATGCGTATGTTTCAGAATGGCAGTACCCGCGCTAAACTGCGCTTCCTTGGCATACAAACCATCACTGAAATGATGTGAAATCATGCTGTGCGTTTCCAGATATACACAGTAATGTATGGCTGATAGTTAGCATTAGTGCCACTAGAACCTGTTGATGCATTGGTAGTAGCAACAGTGACACCAGTTGTTTGTGTCTGAACCAAGTTCTCACCACCAGTAGGAGCAGTAGTTTTATAACCCCTGTTGGTAGTAGAGTCGCCACCCTGAACATTTCGTGATGTTGACTCGCTAAGACCTCTAGTGATGCCTGTATCATCCGCACCCATCAATCCGTGTGAGTGACCCGCATCAGTAACAGTAGAAGTTGCTGTGTGAGTGTGAGTGACAGTAATAGCATCTGCACTACCACCAGTTTCTTCAGCAGTGTCAAACAGTGCATTGCCAGCATCAAAGCCAACCATGACTCGACCTGCGCCAAATGCTGTCCAAGTACCGAAACCTAACAGAGTGGCAGGGTTTGTCGAAACAATCGCAGTGTAGATTGCTCCAACAGGAAATAAACCTAATTTAACAGCACTAATAGCAGCATCAATATAAGCAGTTGTTGCCAAAGCAGTAGAGTTATTACCTGCACTTTGAGTAACAGCCGTAGTACCAGTAGGTAAAACAGGAGAACCAGTAAACGTAGGAGATGCTAAATCAGCCTTAGTCGCAATAGCAGTAGAGATATTGTTGAACTCAGTATTGATCTCAGTACCCTTGACAATCTTGAGTGGATCACCACTAGAAAGTGCGTCTTTGGTAGCAAAGTTAGTGCTTTGTGTGTAATTACTCATACTGTTTTCCCGTCTTTAGATTGGATCTCAATGCGTTGAATTGATAGCGCATTACCATTGATGTTTGACTCATAACCAGTTTGGACAATTTTACCGCTACCAGATGCAGAAGCACTCAACGTCTGTATGGCAACACCACTTGAATATTGAGCATTAGGAACACCGTTAGCACCATACTCAGCAATCCCATACTCCGACACTCCCTGAGTTGGAATATTTGCATTGGTTGACAAGTAGTTAGTAGCAAAATCAAATCCCCACTTGATCGTGACAAACTGATTAGATCCACCAATCACCACCACCTTGATCCTCTTGAGCAAAGAAGTAACATTAGCATTGCCCAAATCAGCATGGTTTGTATAGTACTGAAATCGGTAAACAGAAGCATCATCTAAATAACCAGAGTATTTAGCAATGTATCCAGTCTTGCCAATCAGCAAATCACCGTTTCTACGAGAAAACAATGCAGAAGGCTCAATAGAGTCCCAAGTCGTGACCCTGAAAGATCCATCTTGTAATTGACCACGAGTATCAAAGCAGTAAACCTCTTTAGATACTGGCAACACAAGAAGATAGAACGCTTCGCTCTCTGAGTAAACAGACTTGATATTAGAAGCAGTCTCTCCAGACACACTCAACATCAAATCATTGCGAACATTCTTAGATAAGTCTCCAATAGGTACAGACTTCTCAATCACCGTTCTAGCAAATGACCTGACACCTGAATTAGACAAGAATAGAACATCCTTACCAGTACTCTGAATAGAGTCCCTAGAAATACATCCAATGCTATTTACAGTGTCTGCCAAAGCAATCGTAGCGGGAGATGTAGCACCTGAATACACAAGAATCTGCCTCTGACCAAAGATGATCAAGAAGTTGTTGTGCGCTGCCAAACCAGTAATATTGTCTGCACCATTAGGCCAAACCAAATTGGTATTCAAAGAACCCGCAGTGCCACCACTCCAAACATGACCAGCCAACAGATCAGAGAAGTAAACAGTCGTGTTATCAGTAGTAGTATCTGCAACCCACAAACGACCATACGCTGAAGTAACGATGTTTCCAGAAGGAACTGTTCCTACATAACCTGTTTTCTCAGTAACCCTACGATATGTCGTAGTGCTAACAGCGGGGTCATAGATTATTGGGTCATGGTCTGATTGGAAGAAATAAGTAATCCCATTCAACGAAGCACAAGCCCAATTGCTTGCAGTAATCGTAGGAGCAGTACCACCCCCCCCATAGGTCAACTCAGTAACTGAAGTGCCACTAAGTTTGAATATCTTGTTGTTTCCCGCAAACAGAACAGTCAATGTGCCATCAGTTTGTACTAACTCATGGATAACACCAACATTGTTTGAGCCTAAGTTGCCAGTAGAAGAGTTAACCTTTGTCCAACCCTTGCGTGAGCCAACACGACCATATCGGTCAATCACACAGTTAGTCGCTACCAAAGCAAAGCCAGCCGCCAAATCTAATGGCGAGTCCTGAGTATTCAGGCCAAAGAAGCCTGGCGCTGAGATGCTTACAGTCTGTAGGGCTTGGCTCATACAGCTACAAACTCCTGATTCTCAGGATAACGAGTGGCTTCTAAAGCAATCTGGTCTGACAACATAGACCTATACAGTTGATAAGCCTCAGAAGAGTTTAAACCCCCATCCTCACCTCGCTCAACTAATGCCCTTGCATAAGCATTTTGAACAACAAGAGTATCAGGAACTAACACAGAAGTTCCGTCAGCAGCTAATGGTGCTTGAGGTACTATCAGAGCAAATGGAATGGTATATACGCCATCAGGTCTTGGGTAAAAAACTACCTTCGTATCTCCACTACCATCTACACCATCAAATGCGTAATACTCAGGAATTCCACTTATTGTGGGAACAAGATTCTGAAATCTGTTCATCTCTACAAAAGAGATATTCTGCAATGGAACATTAGATGTCGTATTTAAAGCATCTTGTACTTGGAACTTCTGACCAGAACCAGTCAATGAGTAAACATAAGTGCCAGAAGTAGTGGTTACGGTTGTTGTTTGACCTAATACATTCCAACTGAAAGCATCTTCAATCTGACGTTTAGCATCGTTGACAAACAAGCCAATTAGAGTTGAGTAAGGAGTTTCGTTGTTGGTAGAGACTTGGGTTTCACGCAAACGAATCAGTACGTTGTTGATCAGTTGTAGATAGGTCATAGTCGTTGCGCTCCTTCAACCTCAAAGGTTGCTATAAAACTGAATGTGCTTCCAGCTTCAGTCGTAATTTGTATCTTATCGCCTTCTTCTAAGACAACATAAGCATTACCATCGAATTGAAGGTAGTTCTTTGCAGTGAAGTTATATTCAGTAAGAATATCGTAAGAAGTAGTGGTGCTTGCGTCATACCACTGAACAGTAATGTGCTTTGTAGATCCACCTGTATTGTGGATGTACATGACAGTAAATTTGGCGTAGTAAGCCGTTGGTACTGTATAAACAGTAGTCAATGTTGCCGCAGTAGGCTCAACTCCAACGGATACTGGTCTCATTTGTTCCTCTTAGATATCGCTTTAGCCTTCGCTTTAGCGTCTTCCTTGGA